GTATACCACACTATACAGCCATGCAAGTGGGGATCGGATCGAGGTGAGCGGGCCGGACGGCGAGCCCCTCAAGCCCTACGTGTGGTCGTGGCTGCAGGCGCATCCCTGCGGCTGCGCCTGCCTTCCCTGTCGCAACAAAGTGATGTAACCGAGGCAACACCATGACCGACTTCGAACTCTTCGCCGCACCCGTAGTCCTGCTCGCAGTTCTCCTTGCCTGGTGGATGTGGGGCTATCAGCATTGGCGAGTCTGGGCTTCGCATCAGCGCGGGCTCGCGGACCTGCAGCAGGCCAAAAACGAGCAGCAGATCCAGGTTGCGCAGGCGCAGGGTCGATTGGACGCCGCCGAACTCAACAAGAAAGCCGCCATTGTCGAGGCCGAGGCCGTCGCAGCGCAGATCGAGCGCATCGGCGCCGGCCTAACTCAGCACGACCTTTACCTCAAGTGGCAATGGATTCGCATGATGGAGGAGCGTGATTCGGGCGAGACCATCTACGTGCCGACGGAGGCGAATTTGCCGCTGCTTGAGGCGACGCGGAGGACGGTGAAATGACCCGGCACCTCAAGTATGGGTGCCTCTCGTGCGGTTTCTACGTTCACGATGGCACTGGAGAGTGACTCACCATGAAACCCGCCCTGACTCCCATCGAGGAGGATGAACTGTTGAGCAAGGTCGAACTGCGCGACAGCTTGACCGACAAACGCCTCTGCGAGCGCTACGGTATCGCCCGCAGCACCCTTTGGAGCGCCATCGAACGCGCCAAGGCGAGACGCGAGGCCCGTCGGGCTGCGGCTACGGAACCGGACATGGAGCCGGACACGCGGCCCTTCGTGCAGGGCATGGCAATCCTAGCCTGAAAAGACGCTAACCTAACATTCGGGCACAATGCTTGTGTCCGAGGCTTGACAGAGGCGGCACAATGCCGTCCCGTGAAGCTGAAGCCGACAGACGCCATCGCCTACGCCTGGGGGCAACTGCACTCCGGCGCGTTGCCACCGCCCGAGCTCGATGCGATTCGCTACCGCAACCCCGGCTCAAACAAGACGGCGAAGGCGAACTGGACGCTTAGGACTCGGCGGCGCGCGGCGAAGCGGGCCCACCGTTCCCCTGCCGCGGTGCCGGCATGACCCTCGACCCCACCCCGGCGCGCTCCAGCGCCACCCGCCCAGTGCCACCGTGGCGGACTCATACAGGGTACCCCCCTGAAATAACGGCCACTGCGCCTGCGACACGTCCGACGGGCGGGATAGCTGGCCCCACAACTCCGCTGCCCGTGACGAGCGAGTCGCCTCACCCGCGGCCTACGGCAATGCGGTTGACGGAGTGCCACTTTCCCGGCCACCTCCTCGAAAAGTCGGAGCGCGTGTCGGCGAGGCGTTTATTTGCGGAACCGAGAGCATGAGCGTCGAGAGTAGTGCTTACCTCAAGTTACCGGCACGAATACAACGATTCGTCGAGGTAATCGTTGAAACGCACGGCTTCAGCAATGGCGCCGCCGCCGTCAGGGAAGTGTTTCCTGAATGTCGCCAACCTAAGCAACAGGCATGGCGCTGGTTGAAGATGCCTCGCGTGATCGCGGCGATCAGAGAGCTGCGGGCCAAGCCAAGGGCCGCATTCGAGCGCCGCTACGCACGTCATTTGGCTGGAAACTACAACCGCGCGAACGCCGACCGCTCGCTCATCGTTGCGGCCGCCCTGCTCGGCCCGGAGGCGGTCGGTTTGTCCAAGGATCCGCGCGAGTGGCCGCAGGAACTCAAGGACTGCATCGAAGGCGTGAAGTTCAAGGATGGACTGCCGGAGATCACGCTATCGGACCGAAACACCGCCTCGAGGATTTTCTCGCAGCACTTGGGATGGCTTACTGAGCGGCACGAGTTGACCGGTCTCAACGGGGGCCCGCTGCAGGCTGTGACGATCGCGACGGATGATCCAGTGGAGGCATCCCGCATCTACGCCGAAATGATCAAGGGCTCGACGAAGTGAACGCAGCACTTCGCCCCGAGGAAGCATTCGACTGGCGCGAGCCCGATTACATCACCATTTTCCGCGAGCGCGCTGAACGGTTGAATCGGATGCGCGCGCACCCGGAACGGTTACCGGCACTCAAAGCTTACTACCGGGATCATATCGCCGACTTCATCACGGACTGGGGCATGACGTATTCGCCCTGGAACGCCGGCACGAAGCAGCCGCCGTATCTGCCGTTCCTGCTGATGCCGAAACAGCGCGAGCTGGTCGACTGGATGATCCGGCATTGGAAGGAGCGTACGCCGGGGCTCATCGAAAAGTCGCGCGAGATCGGTTGTAGCTGGGTCGCGATGGCGGTATCGATCGGGCTCTGCATCTTCCACGAGCAAATTACGATCGGTTTCGGCTCTGCGACGGAGACAAAGTTGGATCGAAGCGGCGATCCTGATTCGCTCTTCTGGAAGGGCCGCATGTTCATCGCGCATCTTCCGGAGGAGTTCCGCGGCGGCTGCAATATCGAGAAGGACGCGCCGGAGAAGCGGATCCTGTTCCCGGCGACGCAGTCTTCGATCACCGGCGAGGTCGGCGACAAGATCGGCTTCGGCGGCCGAAAATCGATTTACGTGGTCGACGAGATGGCGCTCGTCGAGCACCCCAAGCTCATGGAGTCGGGCTTGAGCGGCAACACGGACTGCCGCATCGACATCTCGACGGTCAGTCTCGACGGCATGGCGAACGAGTTCTCGGTGCGCCGCCACAGCGGCCAGGTCGACGTCTTCACGTACCACTACCGCGATGATCTGCGGAAGGATGCTGAGTGGGCCGAGGCCAAGAAAAAGACCATGGACCCCATCGTCTGGGCGGCCAACTATGAGATCGACTACATGGCGGCGGCCGAAGGCGTCGTCATCCCGCAGTTGTGGGTCCAGGCCGCTGTCGGCGCATTTGAGAAGTTGTGCATCATCCCTAGTGGCGCTCGGCTCGGTGCGTTGGATGTCGCGGATGAGGGCATCGACCTGAACGCCTTCGCGGTCCGGTACGGGAACGAGGTTACCCATTGCGAGAGCTGGCCGGGGAAGAACTCCGACCCATACTTCACCGCGGAACGAGCCTACATGACCTGCGATGAGCAGCGTGTCGAGCGCTTCCACTACGATGCCGACGGTATCGGCGGCAGCATCCGTGCCGCCGCGACCCGCATCGATGAGCGTCGCGCGAGTCAGCGCATGCGCAAGATCGCATGCCAGCCATACAAGGGATCGTCTGCAGTATTTGAGCCCGAAAGCTTCGCGCCCGGAACCGAAGTCAAGAACAAGGACCGGTTCTACAACCTCAAGGCGCAGAGCTGGTTCTGGCTCCGAGACCTTTTCTGGCACACCTACCGCGCGATCAATGGCGATGACTACGATGCGAGCAAGCTGATCAGTCTCTCGCGAAATATCCCCGAGCTGCAGAAGCTCTGCATCGAGCTTTCACAGCCGCAATGGAAGCTCTCCACCAACGGCAAGATCGTCGTGGACAAGACGCCCGAGGGCATCAAGTCCCCGGACCGCGGTGACTCGGTGTGCATCCTGTTCCACCCTCGAGCACGCCCGATGCGCATCAGCGACACCGCTCTCGAGATTCATGAGTAGTACGCGTAATCATGCCGCTCAAATCAGGCTCGAGCGCCAAAGTCAGGTCCGAGAACATCGCCGAGATGATCCGCAGCGGACACGATCCGAAACAAGCAGAAGCCGCTGCGTACCGGAAGGCGCGCGAGAGCGGCGGCCGGGACGCGGAGGCCGCCCGACAGGCCAAGACAATGGCTCAAGGGAAGACCGTTCCCGGACGCGATCGAGCCAAGGTGCGGCGATGAAGCTCTTCTCCGATCTCAAGGAGCGCAGCGCCGTGACGACCGTACTCGCTGGCGCACTGCTCATTGCTGACGTCATCAACCACGGCTTGCCTGTCGGCGACGAGACCGAAGAAATGCGCGCGCTCCGCGTCAGCAAAGCATTCGACCTCGCGCGCCAATTCGTCGGCACCGCCGAACAACTTGGAGACTGACCCCATGCCGTTCACCATGCGATGGCTCAAACGACTCTTCGGCGTGGCCGCCGTCGCTCCCGCGCCAACTCCGGCGCCCAAGGTCCTGGAATGCCCCGACGGAGAGTTCCGTCTCGATGACGTGGTACTGACGGCGGATGAAGCGCCGCCCAAGACTGCTACTGCCGCCGACGAGCCGCTACCCGACACAGGCGCGCGGCCGGCGCCTGTCGCCGCTCCTGAGCCGCCTCCGGCAGTCCCGGAGCCCAAGACGGCCGTTCCCCGCAATGCCGGTGCCAAGCCCGTCTCCCGCAAGCCCCGCGCGCCGCGGCGCCACAAGTGACCCGACATGCAGAAGCCCAAGCGCCCGTCGCGCTGCCTGTCCCGCGTCCGCCCTCAATCGGCTTCATCGTATCGCAAACGATCCGCCGCGCCGCCTACGAAGCCGGTATCCGTGAAGCGGCCCGCAAAGCGCGCGAAGCCGCAAGCCAGCAGGACGCGACAGGTCCGCATGGTCGACGAGTCGGCGCGACTGAAGAATCCGCGAGCCACGAACGCGGCTCTGACTCGGGCAACTAAACCGCTTCGCATCACGAACTATCCGGCGACCATGGGCTCGAGCGACCCCATGGCGCCGTACGCTCGCAAGCTCCAGCTCCCCACGCTCCCCAACGGCAAGCGGCCTGGCAGCGGTATGGCGATGGACGATGCCGGCGGCGGCGCATTCCCATATCAGAGCTACTTCGGCGCCGGCCTCAATCAGTTCTCGCTCTACTTCCCGGGCTATCCCTACCTCGCGATGCTGGCGCAGCGCTCGGAGTATCTGCAGCCGACGCTGACGCACGCCAAGGACATGACGCGAGAGTGGATCGAGTTCACGACGAAGGGCAAGTCCGACAAGTCTAAAAAGATCGAGGAGATCGAGACGCGGTTCCAGGAGCTCAACGTCCAGGACCTGTTTCGCAAGGCACTGATTCACGACGGGCTCTACGGCGTCGGTCATATTTTCATCAATCTGAAGGGCCATCAGGACACCCGCCTGCCGGTGCTCCTCGATTCGAAGTCCATCCGAAAAGGCCAGCTCAAGGGCTTCCGCAACATCGAGCCGATGTGGGTTACGCCCGTGATGTGGAACGCCAACAAGGTCGAGCGTGACGACTTCTACGTACCGGAGACCTGGTGGGCACTAGATAAGGAAATGCACAAGAGCCGGTTGCTGCAAGTGATCTCGCGCGAGGTGCCGGACATCCTAAAGCCCGCTTACAACTTCGGCGGCTTCTCACTATCGCAGCTCATCGAGCCCTACGTCGACAGGTGGCTCAAGACCGTTGGCGGCGTCAACAGGCTCATTAACAATTTCTCGCTCATCGTACTCAAGACCAATATGAGCGCGGTGCTGCAGGATGGCGATAACGGCGCCGATCTCCTGAAACGGTTGAAGCTGGCGCGGATGCATGGCGACAATTCCGGTGCTTTTGCTGTCGACTTCAACACCGAAGAGCTGCAGCAGCTCGCGGTGCCGCTCTCTGGCCTCGCTGAACTTCAGCAGCAGGCCGTGGACCACATGGCATACCCGACACATATCCCGCTCGTCGTGCTGACCGGCGTCACGCCGTCGGGGCTGAATGCGAGTTCGGCCGGCGAGATCGAGGTCTACCACGACTGGAACCGCTCCGAGCAGTACGCGGTGATTCGTCAACCGCTCAAGTACGTGCTTGATGTGGTGCAGCTCGACATGTACGGCAAGATCGATCCCGACATCTCGTTCAAGTTCAAGCCGATCAAGCAAATCACCGGACAAGCGCGCGCCGTGATCAAGAAGTCCGAGGCCGAGCAGGACGTCGCCTACATCGATGC